GTTCACTTGAGACCTTACCTGGGCGGTCACGCACACAGGCCGCTTAGGTAGGGAAAAAGAAGGGTAGAAAAATGGCTGAACAAACTATCATCTCTTGGAATCCCGCCAACTGGATTACGGTGCTTCTCATGGTAGCGCTCGGATTCACCATCCTGGGAGCAGCCGCCAAAGTCTACCAACAGAAAAAAGCGGCCTGATAATCGAGCGACTATGGACCGCATCATCAATTTTCAACTCCTCAAACACCCCATCAATTGGTTTACCGTTATCCTTATGGTCTTCATCGGAGCCATAGCTTTTCACTTCTTTTTACAGTATCAAACCGGGAGCAACCCGGCAAAGACAATCATTAAGTGAGCGACAAATTCAACCCTAAGGACAGGTAACCTACAATGGGCACGGCAGCAACCGGAGGCGGCGGAAACAAGATGACGCCGCAGCAACTGAATCAGATTGCGCGAGCTGCAATCAAGGCACGCGCGGTCAGTATGACACAGCAAATTTTCAGCGCCACATATGGCAGTGGCGCGGGAACCGTTGATGTTTCGACGTTCCAGCCAGTGGTGAACATTATCCCACGCAACGTCGGGCTCATCAAAGGATTCTGGGTCAAAATTGTCGCGACGATTTTGAACCCCGATGGAACGGACTCCTCGGATCTCACCGATTTTGGACCGGCGAATTTGCTGAGTCAGATTCAATTCAATGATCTGAATAACAACACGCGGATTCAGACGACCGGATGGCATATCGCACTTTTGAATGCGATCAAGGCCCGCCGTCCTTTTGGGTCGTCCTTTATCAGTGACGGTTACTATCCCTCGGTTCCGGGGGCCACGCAAACCGGCATTCAAACTCCAATCAATTACGGGCCTTCCGTTACCGGCACCATCCGCGCCGTGGGCTCTACTCCTCCGGCAACCGCGATTGCGGCGGGCGATACCGGCACTGTTACAATGTGGTGGTGGATTCCGCTGGCGTATTCGGATGACGATTTACGCGGAGCTGTTTACGCGAACGTCGTAAACGCCACAATGCAGTTGAACCTCACTTTCAACCCGTCCATTGGAGCGCTCCCGGCAACGGATTCCACTTTGGCCGTGTACGTTGGCGGCGCTGGTCAAACGGCGAAAAATATCAACATCCAGTCCGTTGTGACCGTTTATCAGGAGTACTGGGATCAGCTTCCGACCGGGCAAGGTGGTGTTTTGTTGCCTATCCTGGACCTCGCCACGATTTACGAGATGAAAAACACGGTGTTTGCCAGCATGACGGCAAATCAAGACTTTCCAATTCAGTACGCAAACTTCCGTGACTTTCTTTCGACGTGTCTGATTTATGCGAACTCGGGAACGATGACCGCACCCAACGGCAATCGCGCGGGCTCTCGCTCGGGCGCGGGCGTTGCGGCAACGCAGCTTGCGGGCGCTGATATCAATTACTTCGCCTTGCAATCGGCCAACTTTACCAACATCTGGAAAAAAGAAGTTGGTTTGATTGCGACACAGCTCCGCAATCACCTGGGAACGGACCTCCCGCCCGGCGCGTGGTATTTTGGCTCTCGTCAAAAGCCCATCTCCACCGTACAGTACGGAAATATGGAGCTGATTTTGAATGCGGCAACGGCGGGCTCGGGGTGTTACGCACTTCTGGGTTATGAAGACTTCGCCCTGGTTCAGACGCTATCGCAAGCCGGTTCGCTGGCAGCGTCCTAAGCCCACGCGGGCCCGAAAGCTCGGGCCTCTGGAGAGCGTGATGAACTTTCCAGTGTGATTACGAGACGGGCATTTTGTTTGAGCGCAAAATGCCCGTTTAGAAAAGAGGAGAATATGAATCCGACAAATCAGAACGCAACCCAAACAGGAACAGGCTTTGTAAGCTCGATCCTAAATTGGGCGGGTCATCCGTTCACTTCTGGCGGTAGCGCTCTCAATTGGGTGTTGTTTGTGGGACTCCTGATTATTGCCGCTTGGTTTTGGAACCATGTTTTAATGACCATTACAGGAGATGTCTAACCCATGACCGTAAAATGGTGGCATATACTCGGTTTGCTCGCATTGGGCATTCTGATTGACTACTTCTTACCGGCGCTCGCAAACATGAGCATCGGCAAACTCACAACACGAAAAAGCTAGCGCTAAACGCGCGAGTAAAAGAGGTAAGAAAAATGGACGAGCGTAAAGAGCCCGACGTTACCAAGCACCTGGACGAGGATCGTCCCAAGCTTGCGTTTACGGAAACGCCCGATGAGATTCGGATCGTCCGTGACGTGGGCCTCTATTATCGCGGCTATTATGATGCCATGCGTTCGGTGGTAATCCTTTTGGCTGTGGGAATTTTGCTCGTTACTTGGGTTGTGCTGAGGCCCGGCGCGGAATAATCGTGTCACAATCGAGCATCCTAGCGTTTGGGCTCCTGATTGGCTTCATCGTTTTTGTGACCGTGAAAGGACAGCTTCAAGCGTATTTACAAGTTTTGGGGATCTAAGCCCTATGCCATTCGCTCTTATCATTGTTGGAACCGTGCTCTTGATTGCGAGCGCTCGAAACACGCTCTCAAACTCGCAGGGTACCGGCTTGTATCAGCTTTTGGCCACCGATTTTACAGGGCAAGACAATTTCATCTTCTGGGCGCTGGCGATTCTTTTGATCGGCGCAATCGGTTACGTCCCAAAACTCAAACCTCTTTCCGTCGCGTTCATGACGCTCGTTATTATCGTGCTCGTTTTAAGAAAAGGCACTGGAGTGTTCTCACAATTTGTGAACGCGATTGGTACCACACAATCGGCAACACCATCCATCGCGGTGCCATCTTCCAGCGCATCATCTTCAGCGGGCGGTGGGGCGAGTAGTGGCGGATTGGGCAGCGCTCTTGGCTCGCTCGGTTCTCTGGGATCAGTTTTTAACAGCTCAGATTCTGGAGTCAGTGTTACAGGTGGAAGCACCGCGAGCGGGGGAATTACAACGGGCCCAAATCTACCATCCGACGGAGGTGTAGCGTCCGATCTAAGCTCGAATCCGCTATCGCTTCCAACGTTCTCTGGACTGAACTTCGGAGGTTAACATGGAAGACAAAGCGTTCACTTCACTCATCGGAATTTTGACGGGCGTCATTGGTATCTCGATTTTGGCCGTGCTAGTTTCAAAGGGCGCTCAAACGGCACAGGTTTTGCAAGCGGGCGCACAAGGGTTCTCAAGTATTTTGCAAGCCGCAACCGGGCCCGTCACTCAAAGCGGCGGTTTAGGTTTGAATGGAATCGGAAGCTCAATAATCTAGGAGATGAAATGTCGAACGAATTAATCACGTCCGTTTTTACGGTGCTCACTGGGATCATCGGCGTTGCGATCATCGCTACTCTGGTATCCAAAAACGCGAACACGACTGGAGTACTACAAGCTGGAGGGCAAGCGTTTTCGCAGTCTCTGGGAACGGCTCTTTCTCCCGTCACTAATTCCAACGGGAGCTTAGGGAGCTTCACTGGCGGCGGCGCTGGAATCGGAACCAGCAACCTCTAAGCCCTACGCGGGCGCGAGTAAAAACTAATGCCTTCAAATCCTGCACTTCGAAACCGCATGCCGTCAGAGCAAGTCTCTGGCGGAATGTCGCGTATTCGCATGGGCGTTTTCGGGACGGGCTCGCCCGCCGCCGCTTTTGAGACGGAGGGAAATAGTGACTCGGATGGTTTGTATCAATACCATGAAGGCGATCTTTTTTCTCCCGGTGCAGGCAATTGGGTATTCGAGCCAAATTTTGAACTGCCTCTTATTACTATCTGGGGCAACGCTTTTTTGCGAGTCCCGAATACCTTCGATCCTATTCAGCCACCACAAATCTACGCTCAACCCACCGTGCAAAATAACGGGCTCGGAGGATTGGAAGCTGGACAGTATCAACTAACTGGGCTCTCGTTTGAGGAGCCCGGCTATGAAGGCGGCGGGGTGGAGGGTACTCCGCTCTATGCGCTCGCACCATCACAAATTGGAGAGTAGCCCTACGCGGGCGCGGAGAAAACTATGTGGATTTACCTATCGCTTTTAGTAGCCTTGATTGGCTTGATTATGTTTGCGCTCGCCACAAATCCGAAGCTTGTTCGGATTGGTGAAATTTTGTTATTCACCGGAGCACTGGCGTTTCTTATCAGAGCTTCTGAAGCTCTCTTTAAAATCGCGCCCTAGAAACGAGTACGTTTTATGGAATGGATCAAAGAGCATCCGTATCTGGCGGGCGGCGGTTTGCTCGCTGTCATCATCTTGTTCATCGTTTTGAAGTCATCTGGTAGCAGCTCGTCTTCCGGCAGCTCCGATGATTCGCTCGCTGAAGCGCAACTGGCGGCGCAAGTGTCAGAATCGAACACTACCGCCGCCGCGAACGCACAAACAGAGCAATTAAACGCACAACTCCAAGCTGCACAGCTCCAAGAACAAGGGCAAGTGCAGGTTGCTCAATTGGAGGCCAATGTCGCGAACACGCAAACGAGCGCTCAAGCTGGAACCGTTACCGCCGCCGCGAACACTCAGATAGCGCAATATCAGGCTGAATTGGATGCTTCGCAAACGCAAACAACCGCCGCCGCAACCACTACCGCCGATCAATACGCGAGCGAGGTCCAAGCAGCTCAAATTTCCGCTGGTCTCCAGGAGTCGCTTGCAGGAACACAAGCGCAAGTGAGCGACACTCAAACCGCCGCCGCTTTACAGGATCAATCCAACATCGATACAGCAACGCTCCAATATAACGCTCAAGATGTTGCGGAGCAAGAAAACACGAACTCACTGAATTATCAACTGGATTTGAACAACAATTCAACAGCTCTATCGGCGCTCAAATCAAACAACCAAGCGCAACTGGACGCTCTAAATGACTCCGATCAGGCCGCTATCACCGTCAACCAAGCGAATTTGAACGCGAATGAGGACCTTAATAATCAGGACAATCAAACGCAGATTCAACTAACGCAACTCGCGGCGGGAGTTGCGAATAACAGCACGGCGGCGCAAGAGAACGTGGATGAGGCCACCATCACGGCACAGCTCACGGCAACTGAATCTGAAATTGGACAACAGAATACGGCAGCGGCATATCAATCGAGCCTTGAAAACGGTGTGCTTCAGCAAGCTTCTGGATTGGGCCCTGGAAATAAAACGAACGTTCTTGACTCTCTTCTGGGCGAGCAAGGATCGGCGAGCGCCGCCAGCGCCGCGAACGCGGGATCGAATGCGAGTCAAATCATCAGCTCCATCGGCAAGCTGGCAAGTGCGTTCAATCCGGCAAGTATCTTAAAAACCGTGATGGGTTGAGGCCCATGTCAAAACTGAAAGCATTTTTTGAGCGTCACAAAACGATCATCCTTTTGATCGGCGGTTCCATTGGCTTATACCTTTTCTGGAAGTGGTATCAGAACTACTCCGCAAACTCCACCGCGAGCAATGACGCAAACGAGCAAGCCCAATTAGAAGCTGAACAAAATGCGCTCGCTGCACAGCAAGCGCAAACCGACACTGGCGGCGGTGCCTCTGGTACGACCAGCTCTCCAGGACTCATCAATGTAACAGGTACTGGAACGGGCGCGACTGGAAGTGGTACAGCTTCTGGAGGTTCTACGACAGGAACGGCGGCAGGCTCTCCTCCATCGACACAACCCACAAATCCGCTCACGTCTACCATCAGCTCGATTACGAATCCTGCGAGTGGTGCGCCTGATAACGTCTCTACATCCGTGGCCACCACAACAGGCGCTGGAAAATTTGGTGGTCCTGGAACAACCGCCGCTCAAGGGCAAGAGCTGCAAACAGCCACGGCAACGGGCGGCGCTCTGAATCCATCCGAAGAAGTAGGCGGATATTCGTACACTCTGAATGAAGCGGCGGCGGAATCTGAGCCCGGCTTCAATCAGCAAGAATTTGACACGTACTGGAATCAGATCACGAAAGGCGGTACTGGGCTCGCCGATTCCGCAGACGTGAGTACGCCCGCGTTCATCGCCTACGCGGGATCAAATCCCGAAGCTGTCAATACAGAACTCGAAGCACAGGGGCTTCCTCCTGCGTTCGATTTGCCAGCGAGCCCAACTGCGGGCGCGACCTCTACCGGCACGCCTACGGGCGTCTCCACCACGCCCACAGGCTCTACAGGCCCATCGACCTCTACCGGGCCAATGACTATCGCTTTGAATCCCATCAAAGCGCCCGCCGTCAAATCGCCCACGCAACCAACAGCGGCAACTTCGCCCGGTGCTGGACAACCATCCAAAACATCGCCTACGGGAGCGCCGCCGACGAGCACAGCTCCCACCACGACAACAGGCCCATCACAACGTAGCGTGGTAGTGGCTCCTACTTCCACGCCAGCGAAAACAGCTCCTGTTTCGCTCACGAAAGTTACAACGCTCGCAACTGGAACCAAAAGTTTGACCGCTGTAAGCACAAACACTTCAGCGCTTCCAAAACCAACATCGGTGAATCGCATCGCCACTGTAAAAAGAGGAGTATAAAATGGCGCAACAAATTAAGAAGGAACAATTGCCACAACCGGCACCAATCTTCAAACCACAGCACATCATCAATCAAGGTGAAGGTCCACTGCCAGCGCCCGCCGGATCGTCATATCCGGCGCTACCATTTGGGAACCGTTTTCCCATCTCTCGAATTTTGCCTAACACCAAATAGACCGCAAGCCCTACGCGGGCGCGAGAAAAGAGAATCATCATGCCCGTTGTTCTAGCATTAGGAGCTGTTTTGGGAGTGATCTATCTTGCCTTCAATCCCAAGAGCAAGGTCACAAACGCTACTGTTGTAACACCTCCCACTCCACCGAACTCAAATTCAGGTGGTGTAGGAATCACCACTGGATTTACGCCTCCACCGATCCAAGCGTCTGTTTCAGCGCCCGTTGCTCCCACCAAGCAAACGAACGCTCCTGGAACCTCCGCATCTGGCGTGCCGAACTATTCAGCGAACGCCCAAGAATTTAACACGGCTCCCGAGTACACAGCGCCGGGCCTGAACGTACGTGCTCCGTTCTACAACCCTGGACAGCTCGCACCCATCTACAGCTTCACTCACAAGCCCGCTACGCCTCCAGCCGGCCAATCCAAAGGATGCGGTGGATGTGGTGCAAGTTGTAGTTCTGGTTGTATGGGCGCGTCCGATTGCGCCATTGCCAGCGAGCGCAACAATGAGCAAGGTTGCATGGTTCCTACCACACGCTCGCTCTTGCGTGGCACGTCTCCAAAGATCCTACAAAACTGGGCCGATAATATCAGCTCTGCCGGAGGCAACGTTTGGCATGCTTCACAGCAATTGCGCTTCGATCAACAACAACAGAATCCACAGGGCGAAGATACGACCATTCCCGCCGCCGCCACGAATACGGGCATTGGTTTGAACTACCGCCGTCCAAACCCACAAGCCGCAACGTACTAAATGTCAACGCCGGAACAAATCACGGCATGGTTAAATTCCACGTATCCTAATGGGCCTCCAGGATACCTCAGTCAAACTGGCATTGTCCCGCAAGAGGTAGCGCTATCGCCTCCGCCCCAAGAGGGCATTTCCACGTTGCAAATTCAGGGTCAAGATTTATCATCCGATTTGCCAACGTTCAGTACAACCGTCTATGCAAACGCGCCTACTTCCACAGCTACACCAACTCCAGCGCCCAGTTTTGGCAACATCTTAAATGGAGTGTTGAATCAACTCACCAACGTAATGGGAGGCACACCAAACGCCGGTACAGATATGAATCAAGCTGGATTGGGCTCTGCGAATGCCAGCTCATCGGGAGGGCTCGGATCGTCTCTACTAAATAGTTTGACCAGTAAAACAGCATCTGCAACGGGAATCACTTGGGGTAGGGTAGCGGGATTCGTGCTCGGTTTGATTTTGATCGCGGCGGGATTGTTCTTATTTGGAAGGGCAGAAATAGCCCCCGCCGTAACGGGGGCTGTCAAACGTGGGATCGCGGTATGAGGCTACTTGGAACGCAGAGACGCCGTGAGGTCGTCCAGCCGCGTGCTCGCTTCCGTCTTCATCAACTGCTTTGCCGAATAACGATAGCCGACAGACGACTTGTCATCAGGCACGCTGTAAATGTCGTAAGCAAACTGCACGGCCTTTCCGTTGCTGGCATTGAGCCCGGCTTCGATTTGCTCGAAAATTCCGCCGGGCAAAAACAGCTTGTTCGCTTCGAAGCCCAACTTTTCGCCATTGATCGCGCGGAACTCGCCGATAAGGTACGAGTAAGGATCACCACTCCGCGCGGTTTTGGTTTTGACCTCGTTCGCTTCGCCGAACACTTTCACCAAGAACACTTGTTTCTTTTCGCGAATCGCGTCCTTGGGATCGCAACCGCATGCCTTGATCGTCATTTGAGCGAGAGGCAAAAACTCTGGTCTCTGTTCTGTCGTTTCTTTCTTAGACATTTTCAAAGCGCCTCCTACAGCGCACTAAAATTATAGCATTCAAAACTGACACATTGCAAGATGATACATCAGGATGCTATACTACCTTATGAAGACCGATGACCCTTGCACCTTGCCGTCTTCGTCCGGCAAACCGCGTGGTGGGGCAAATGCCGTAAGCTCCTCGCAACCGATGAATTCCCTCGCGTCGTCATACAGCTCGACGCTTGCATCGATTCAGGAGTCCCACCCGCGACCTTTAGTTTCCTTCTGGTCGTTTTGCGACCGTCATCAGGTACATGTCAAATTAGGCCAACGCTGCACAGCATGTGAGAAAGGCGAAACACTTTCTCTCAGACCAGAACGGTTTGAGTGATCGCATAGGACCATGTCATGGAACAGCTAGCAAACCTCTACAGCTCTACTCTCGCTTCCGCCTACACTGCCGGATCGGGAACCATGACCGTGGCCTCCGCAACCGGCCTGCCAGCATCTGGCACGTTTTGTCTCACCATTCTTGCAGCTCCTGGAACGACATACCCTCCAACGGTCATCCTGATTTTTCGCGTCACTTCAAGAGCGGGCGCAGTTCTGACAGGTGCAGCCGAGGGCCCAGATTCAAACGCTGCATCAGGCTCTATCGTGGAAGGCACCATCCTAACTGTCGATGCAATCAACCAAATCAAAATCGATGCCATCTCTCCTATCGAGCCCGCCAACGTCGTTCTTGCCGGGCCCGCCAGTGGCGCTTCCGCCGCCGCCGCCTTTCGTGCTCTCACTATCGCAGACCTCCCTGGAGGTTCCTCAGGAACCGCATACGGATTCATTCAACCATTGACAGCTCCCGTCTTTGCCGACTTCGCGGCACAGAATGAAAACTACGGCGGAGCTGTTTCAACCGTCCTAGACAACGTCGCTGGCCCAGTGCCGGTAATTACCATCATCCAAGATGTCACCGTCGCGAGCCCGTTCAATTTCAATCCGCTCTTGATGACGCGTACCAGTTTTCTTGGACCAGGATTTACGATCACTGGCGCATTCACTATGGTCCAAGCTGGCTTCACGGTGCAGCTCGGAATCATCGTGGGAGATGGTGACGGAAATTTCATCATCTTCGGAATCAACATCTCGCAATCGAATCAAACATACTATCCCGCTATCTGGCGTTGGGCCACATCGAACCCACCATCATATATGCCGATTGAAAACTGGAATGAAGTTTATGAGGCTCCACAGCAACCAAGCTTTATGAGCCCGCTTTTCTGGTTGCGTATCATCGAGAACTCAACCAATCGGCTCTACCAGATCTCCTCGGACGGCGAGTCATTCATGACCGTCTATTCCGAAGCCGTTACAACCGGCCTAACAACAGCGCTCTATGGATGGGGCCTTGTTCCTGTGAATGAATCCGGTTACGTCGGGCCTACATCGAATGTAATGATGACCCTGTATTCGTGGGCTGAAAGTCATCCATGAAAAAAGCTCTCCATCTTTGTTGTGTACAAACGTGTCCTGATTTGCTCACGCAATTCTTTCATACTGCTTTGCACTTCAAACAGGGCGAGTATTCCCAAATGCTTGTTCTTTTGCATGGCTTAAATTAGTATGAAAGAATCAGAAGGCTTTATCAATACAGACGGATGGACTAAGTATTGCAAATTTTGTGGAACCGTCGTTACGAAAACAACAATTTGTGATGACTGTTTTGATAAAGGTCCAGAAAACGCTAAGTACGCCTCGCTATCTATTTTACTCGCTAATCTCCTCGCAGTGCCAGCGCCCCGCAAACACAACTCATAAAAACTGATCGGTATTTTACTCGCTAATCTCCTCGCAGTGCCAGCGCCCCGCAAACACAACTCATAAAAACTGATCGGTTCAATACGCGTGCCGGTTAGGCAAGCGAATTTGCGACGCGAAAAAAGTGTATGGGTGCGTTACGCTGGCGTTACGTGTAC